ACCATCACCAGAGAACAGTTCAACTACTATAATCCGCAATATCTTAGCAGGTCTAATGGAAAGTGGTTTTACAAAGAAGACCAACTGAATGTATTTGCTTCTATCGACTTTGCATTCAGTCTTCGCAATGGTGCTGACTATACATCTATTGTCGTAGTTGGGGTTGATTATAACTACAACTACTATGTCCTAGACATCGATAGATTCAAGAGCAACAAGATCTCTGAGTACTTCCAACACATCCTTCAGCTCCACCAAAAGTGGGACTTCAGAAAGCTAAGAGCAGAAGTAACAATGGCTCAGCAAGTCATTGTGCAAGATCTGAAAGACAATTACATCAGGCACTATGGTCTGGCAATTGTCATTGACGAGTACCGTCCTAATTCGCATCAAGGTTCTAAAGAAGAACGTATGGAAGCAACTCTGCAGCCTAGGTATGCAAATGGTCAGATCTGGCATCAAAAGGCTGGTAATTGGTCAATTTTGGAAGAAGAACTAGTTCTACAGAACCCACCACACGATGACGTTAAAGACGCTCTAGCAGCAGTAATTCCTATTTGTGTTGCACCTTCCAGAGGTCTACATTCACGCGAACAAACAAGCATGCTGTGGAAGCAGTATTCACATTCTAAATTTGGAGGCATTGGCTAATGGCTGGACGAACTCTAGACCTCCTGAGTATTCTTCATCCTGATCGACTAGGTACCCAGATTGCTGATATGTGGAGATCGTTTGATCAAGCTCGCACTGAACAAAAGATGCGCTGGCAGGAACTCAGGAATTACATTTATGCGACTGACACAACTACTACTTCTAATAGTTCTCTCCCTTGGAAGAACAAGACAACTACCCCTAAGCTCACGCAGCTACGCGACAATCTTTTTTCCAACTACATGGCCACAATCTTCCCTAAACGGAAGTGGGTAAAGTGGGAAGGATCTAATAAAACAGATGAAGACCCAAAGAAGCGACAGTCAATCGAAGACTACATGTACTGGGTCTGCCAACAGCCAGTCTTCAAGGAAGAAATTACAAAGCTCATCTACGACTACATCGACTACGGAAATGTCTTTGTTATGCCTACATGGCGAGATGAGCAGCAGGAGACAAAAGGAAACTCTGTAAAGACAGGGTATGTTGGTCCTTCAGTACAGCGTATCAACCCAATTGATATTGTAATGAACCCAACTGCTTCATCTTTTACAGACTCTCCTAAGATCATTAGGTCTGTTGTCACCATTGGTGAGCTAAAAGAAATGACTGAATGGCCTATGCAAGGCACCGAAGAAGGTGCTATCGCTAAGGAGCTGTTCAACTACTTCAAGGGTATCCGAGATCTAGCCGCAAATGCCAACGGCACTGTTTGGCAAGAAAAGGACCAGATGTTCCAGGTTGATGGGTTTGACTCCTTCAGGACTTACCTACAGAGCCCGTACATCGAAGTACTGACTTTTTATGGAACCATCTATGACTACGACAACGACCAGCTTCTAAAGAACTATAAGATCGTTGTTGTTGACCGTCACAAGGTTCTGTTTAAGCAGGTAGACTCTTCTGCGTTTGGCAGGGCGCAGATACACCACACTGGTTGGCGTCCACGTCAGGACAATCTGTGGGCCATGGGTCCACTAGACAACCTAGTAGGTATGCAGTACCGAATTGATCACCTTGAGAACCTCAAGGCTGACTGTTTCGACCTTATTGCATTCCCACCACTGAAGATCAAAGGATATGTAAACGACTTCACTTGGGGTCCATTCGAAAAGATCTTTGTTGGTGAAGATGGTGACATTGAAGTCATGAGTCCCAACGTTGAGTCTCTAAAAGCTAATCTAGAGATTGAACAGCTTATGGCTAAGATGGAAGAAATGGCTGGAGCACCTAAAGAAGCTATGGGTTTCCGTACTCCTGGTGAAAAGACCATGTACGAAGTTCAGCGTCTAGAGAATGCTGCATCTCGTATCTTCCAGAACAAGATTGCTCACTTTGAAGAGCAGGTCCTAGAACCTCTACTCAACTCTATGCTAGAACTTGCACTCAGGTATGGTATTGATGTTTCAGTACGCAGTGTAGATCCTCAGTTTGGTGCTGTTGGTTTCCAAAAGATTACTACAGCGGATATTACAGGTCAGGGTTCAATTAAACCAATTGCTGCTCGTCACTTTGCTGAGAGTGCGCAGTTGATCCAGAACCTGACTAACTTCTATGCGTCTGCTATTGGTGCTGACCCTGATGTGAAGCGTCACTTCTCGTCTATCAAAACAGCTAAGATGCTGGAACGTCTTCTAGAGATTGAAGACTTTGAACTGGTAGAAGAGAACGTTCGTATCGGTGAGAATGCTGATGCACAACGTATGATGCAATCTTCACAAGAAGATATGTACGCCGAGTCTCAAACTCCAGCAGGTATTACTCCAAGCGACTTTGAGTTGCCTCCTGGCATGGGCCCTGGTAAGTGATGTCTACTAAAGGCATCAGTTCTGACTGGACTAAAAACCTTCCAGCAGACAAAAGAAAAGACTTTGAACAAACACTACGAAATAGCACTTACATTACCGGTCGACTAGCTGACATTTTAGAAGAACGACTGCAGGCGGTTCTAAGGTCTGAAACATCTCTTGATGATTTCACTGGTGACTGGGCTTACAAACAAGCATTTCGTAATGGACAAAAACAAGCACTGAAGGCTGTACTCGACCTACTCAGCTTCACAAAAGGAAAAGATAATTGACCACAGACCTATTTTCCAGCAATGACCCAATCCTCGATGACAACTATGAGATGGATGGAGTAACGGCCACAGAAGATCTCGTTACCAATCTGGTTGGCGAAGACAAGAAGTACAAGACTGTAAATGACCTCGCTTACAGTAAACTCTCCGCCGATGCCTTTATTAATAGGCTCAAGAACGAGAATAAACAACTCCGAGACCAGTTGAAGTCAACCGACGACATCAAGTCTCTAATTAACGGCTTTAAGGAAGCTCCCCCGAAAGAAACAAGTAACCCTGTACAAGACGGCGGTGAAAGTGGGGCTTTTGATCCAGACACCCTGGTAGAAAAAGTACTTTCTTCACTCGAAGCACGTAATGCCAAGGCCCGTGAAGAGCAGAACATGGAACAGGTTAAGAATACTGTCCAGACAGCTCTTGGTCCTAATTGGCGCAACGAAGTTAAACAACGACTAGCGGAAGCAGACCTCAGTGACTCTGAAGCGGATGCTATCGCACGTCGTAATCCCAAGGCTTTCTTCAAGCTTCTAGGTATCAGTAATGAACCTAATAAACCTGCTAGTCTGTTTGATAATCCTGCACCACGGTCTACTGTGAACACTACTTCGCAGACACCGGTAAATGGTGAGCGTACTCAGCAGTATTATGATAATTTGAAGAAAAAGATGGGTCTTTCTTCGTTTTACAGTAACCCAACTTTGCAGGCCCAGATGCACAATGATGCTCTAAGGCTTGGTGAAAAATTCTTTAACGCATAAGGAGCACTAAATGGCTGGTTTTTCCACATCCCAGACTGATCATCTAATTCGGTCTAACCTGTGGTCGTCCCAGATTAAGGAAGTCCTAATGGACGAACTCATGGCTACTAAGTATGTAGACATGATCACCGACTTCCCTGACGGCGACACTATCAATATTCCTTCGATGGGTCAGGCAGACGTCCTGGACTACGCTGAGGGTCAGGCTGTTAAGTATACCGCGATGGATACTGGCAACTTCACCTTCTCGATCACTGCTTACAAGAGCTCAGCGACTTACATCACTGAGAAGCTGAAGCAGGACTCGTTCTACACTGCACGCCTTGTTTCTTCGTTCGTACCAAAGCAGTCTCGCGCTATTGCTAAGGCAATGGAAGTCGATATTCTTTCTGTTGGTCCGAACGGTCAGACTGCAAGCAACCTGAACGCTATTAACGGTGCAAACCATCGTTGGGTAGGTTCTGGTACTAACGAAACCATCGCTGTACAGGACTTTGCTAAGGCGAAGTATGCCCTACAGAAGGCTAACGTTCCGATGACTAACCTCGTCGCTATCGTTGATCCTTCGGTTGAGTATGCGCTAAGCACCCTGACTAACCTTACTAACGTGTCCAATAACCCACGTTGGGAAGGCATCGTTCGTGATGGTATGTCCACTGGCACTAAGTTCGTAATGAACGTTTATGGCTTCGACGTTTATGTCTCTCAGAACCTCAAGGTTAATACCACTTCTGAGACCATCAACTCGGTCACTTCGGCTGCTGGTGTTAATAACCTCTTCTTCTCTGCCGCACCTGATGTGCTTCCAATTGTCGGCTCTGTCCGTCAGCCTCCGAAGGTTGACTCTGAGTACAACAAGGACATGCAGCGTGAAGAGTACGTGACAACTTGCCGTTACGGTTACAAGCTGTTCCGTCCAGAGAACATGGTCGTTGTCATCACTGACACTGATCAGGTCTGATAAGAAACTAAAGGAGTATATAATATGGGTACTTGGCTGAATGGCGATGGCCTATACATCCGCTTCGGTGCGGATGAAGGCAAAGTACAGAAGACTGGTGAGTATGAGGACAGCAGCTACTGGGGTGCAGACCACTTCGTAGAAGCAGACATCTCTTACACTGACCTTAATGCCTTCGGTACTGATACTATTCTTTCCGATACGGTAGTCATTCCTAACGGTGCGCGTATTACCAAGGCAGAGATGTATGTCATCACTGCGTTTACCTCGGGTGGTTCTGCTACCCTTGAGCTTGGTACTATCCGTACTGACCGGTCTACTACTTACGATGCTGACGGTTTTGTTGCTGCTACTGCTGTAGCTTCGCTTACCGCTGGTGCAACTATTGCTGGTTCTGGTGCTCTTGTGAACACCACACTGGCTAACGACGGTCTACTGACCGCTACTGTCCGCACTGCCAACTTTACTGCTGGTCGCGGTCGTCTGCGTGTCTTCTGGACTATGGTCTAATTTAAGCTAGGGGAGATCTCACAAGGGTCTCCCCCCTTTTCCATTATAAGGACACGTAACAATGCCATTCCACAAAGATCTGACTGGTGCAGACCTTCATGAACCTAAGGGTGCATCGTCTGCAACTCTGTACTCTGTCCTGACTGCGAACGGTGTTGGTGGGACCTCTTGGACACTTATTGGACCAAACAACATTGACAGTTCGACACTGCTTGGTAACAAATTCTTTGTCACTATGCAGAAAGAGAACCCTGCAGGTACATTCACACTTTATCTGCCTATCCCTGTTAACTGCACACTAAGTGCAATTTACGCTACAATTGACGCAGCTCCCACTGGTGCTAACATTCAGGTAGACTTCTATAACGGTACTTCAACCCTTATTAACTCTACCACGTTTACCACTACGGCTACTACAGGTGACACAAATACGATCACTCCATCGAGCAATAACGTATTTACAGCAGGAAGCAAACTCCGCATTCGTAATTCTACTGCCGTTGCTACTTGTGGGTCTATTGGCTTTACATTTGTCTTTACGGCTAGTTAATAATGGCTAAACTAACTCTCTCTGATCTTTCTTCGCTTGCGAATGAAACTTCCGCCATTAACACAATCAACAACAATAACGCTGCTATTGAGACAGCTCTAGAAAACACTCTATCCAGAGACGGCACTACACCTAACGTAATGAATGCCGACTTTGATATGAACAGTAAGCGTATTCTCAATCTTCCTAATGCTTCTGACCTTCAGGAGCCAGTTACACTCTCACAGCTAAACACTACAGCATTCGGTACACCAACAATTGTAATTAGCACCGTAACAGGTCTACAAGCGGCCCTAGACGCCAAAGTGCCAATTACACGTACCATTACTGCTGCTGGTGCTCTTACCGGTGGAGGTGACCTTTCCGCTAATCGTACAATCACTCTAGACGTTACAAGCTTGACTGCACTGACCTCAGGGTTAGATGCAAGCAATGACTATGTCCTACTCTACGATGCATCTGCTGCAGGTTATAAGAAGATCAATCCAAACAACTTGGTTGGTCCACTAAGCTCAGGTGTTGCATCTTTTAATGGTCGATCAGGTGCTGTTGTTCCAGCTTCTGCAGACTACACAGCTACTCTTGTAACAAATACTCCTGCTGGTAATATTGCAGCAACAACTGTCCAGGCAGCTTTGAATGAACTAGACACTGAAAAGGTACCAACTACCAGAACAGTTTCAGTTTCTGGAGCGCTAACTGGTGGTGGTGACCTTTCGGCAAACCGAACAATAACTCTAGATGTCAATGGTTTAACAGAAGACACTGCGCCTCTACGAGCAACAGACTACATTCTGACTTACGATGTATCTGCTTCCACTCATAAAAAAGCTAAACTAAACTCATTCTTCAAGCCCGAGAGCTATGTATACTCAACTTGGACTTACTCTTCGGCAGTTCCTTATGTTGAACTTTTGGTGCCAACTCCAGTCACTGACTTTCATATGTTTAAAGTTTATTTCAGTGACATTGCTCCTTCAGCAAACTCAACCAATACTATCTTACGTTTTTCATTATATAATGGTGTAACTGAAGTTCTACAAGGATCTGATGGGGATGGTACTGTCGACCCACAAACTTCTGACCGTTATTTTGGTAACGTAGAGTTTACAATTGGTGCCGATCGCACTGTGCATTTTGCTAGGTACTACATTTTTGACAATAGTAGTGGCAGCACTAACTACTACTCTGCTCTACGATCAATGAGTGGAAATACTTTTGATCGTGTACGTGCATACTTCGACTCTGGTAACATTGCTCGTGGTTTTATCAGCTTAGTTGCTTATCCAAAAGCATAAGGATTAATAAATGGCTACGCCTTCATTTGAGAGTCTAAAGGCTCACTATACGAAACTCTGGCTAACAGTCAAAATTGATCCGGGCCAGGAAACAGCAGTTGAGAGCACGGCACGTAAGATCTTTGCTCTTAAAGAGCGCTATCTAGTCATTCAGAGAAAGCTTGGCGTTCCTTGGTTCTTTGTTGGTCTCATCCACAATCTTGAAGCTGGTCTTTCATTCCGTGGTCATCTACACAATGGTGATCCTCTAACCGCTAAGACTGTGCAGGTACCAGCTGGTCGTCCACTTGTCGGTCAGCCTCCCTTTACTTGGGAAGAGTCAGCCCTTGATGCTCTGACTCAGAAGGGCCTGCAGAATGTCAAGGCTTGGACTATTGAACGCATTCTGTACGAAGCAGAGCGGTACAACGGCTTTGGCTACAGGCTCTACCATCCAAATGACCTATCACCATACGTTTGGTCCAAGACCAATCATAACGATGGCACAGGCAAGTACATTGCAGACGGTAAGTGGTCTGGTACAGCATTCTCTGAAAGTCAGGTTGGCTTTGTTGCTGGTCTGATCGCGCTAATGAAACTAGACCCAACAATCAAGTTCGATCCTAATGTTGGAGCTTTGGAACAAACTGTCGTTGGTGGTGGTGTTGGTACCGTCATCGTTGCAGTCGAAACTGCAATTCAGAACGACGTTTCTGTTTACCAGTATGCTCCAATGGCTATCGCAGTTCTACTCATTGTAGGTGTCGCAGCCTACATCATCAATAAACGGAGGCACTCATGATGACTGCAATCCTAGCTCTATTTACTCCACATCTTTCTAAGTTTATCCCTGGTGGCGCTACTGCCGTGACATACCTAGCTGGTGTGTACTTTCTGGACGGTTTCCTAGGTGGGACTGTCTCAACTATCGCCGCAGCTGCAGTAGGCTATGGGGTTAACACCTTTATGGAGTCTAAGTAAGATGCCTATCCCTTTGATTGGGGGCTTCTTCGGTAAAGTTGTTCTGGGTGAGATTATCGACAAAGTGGTTGTACCTCACCCTACCAACCCCCAGGCCCCTCCTGTAACCGTCCCTGTACGTGCACCACCGCCGGGTAAAGGTCTCAGAACCTTTGCAGTAGCGGTAGGTTACGCTGCTCTTACAGGAATTCTAGCGTACTTCCAGACTATCGATTGGTCTGAATACGGCCTAGGTTGGGCTCTAGTTGGTCCAGTCCTGATGGCAGGTATGAAGTACATCACAGAGAAATCAGGAACTGAATAATGAAAATGACACTCTTAGAGATTGTACAAGGCATCCTAAGCGATATTGATGGAGACGAAGTAAACTCAATTACGGATACTACTGAGTCCCTACAGGTAGCAAACGCTGTTAAGGAAACTTACAATCACATTGTTACTAAAGCGGACTTGCCTGAAAGGTACGGTCTCTTTGAGTTGGATGCAAGCGTCACTAGCACAAAGCCAGTGCTGATGACTATTCCAAGCTATGTAGACAACATCAAGTGGCTTAAGTACGACTGTAAGACAGACACTGATCCTTATCCGGTGTTTAACTACATGGACTATCAACCACTTGAAATGTTCCTTGAGAGTATGTACAACCTTCCAGGTCAGACAGACTCCACTATTGAGACATTCGACCATACGGCTAACTTTGGTACTCTGAGTTTCTACTACTACAATGATCGCGCACCAAGCAGGTACTCGTCTATTGACGACACTACACTGATCTTTGATGCTTATGATAACACAGTAGACACTACACTACAGAAGTCCAAGACTCTTGCTTACGGGCGGCTTCTAACCACTTTCCTAATGCAGGACAACTTCACACCTCCGCTTGATGCAAACATGTTCCCTCTTCTGTTCCAGGAGACAAAAGCCCAGGTGATGAACGACTTGAGACAGATGGACTCTCCCAGAGCTGATAAACGCGCTAAAGAACAGTGGACCAAGAACCAAGACATCCGTGAAAATGCCGGCGGTCGTCAACCTTACCAACGAAAGAACTGGATGCCAAACTATGGAAGAAAACGCTGAAACTATCGTAGACTACTTCGACAACAAAGCCATCATCAGCCCTGATGGTGTCTACGCTTTGTACAAGATTAGGCTACAGCGCGGTCAAACTCCAGCAGAACTTCTGGGAAGTTACACATCAGAAGAGGAAGCAATCAAGGCTATTAGGGCACGCCTAAGTAAGGGCAAGCGAGCCAATGGGTCGTAACGCAGCATCAACAGTTGAAAACAACTTCATCAAGGGCATTGTCACTGAGTTTTCTGGTCTTAACTTTCCTGAGAATGCTTGTGAGGATGCCCTTAACTGTTTCTTCACTGAACAAGGAGAAGTGCGACGCAGGTACGGTATTGACTTTGAAAACTCCTTTTCCTATGTAAATAAAGACATCAACAACGACGAAGTAACACATTCATTTCATTGGCAGAACGTGAACGGCGATAGCACAACTTCTTTTATTGTTGTTCAGGCTGGTTCTAATCTTTACTTCTTTAGATTTAACGGTGGTGACTCTGTTTCATCTCAGTATGATGTCTCTCTTGATATTAACTTAGTTCAGTACGCCACAAGCGGTTCTCCGTCTATTGGCCTCAAGTACTGTCAATTTGTTTCAGGGTCTGGTCTACTTTACGTAGCTCATCCGTATCTGAAACCTTTGTACATTAAGTACGATGATGTTAATAATCAAATGGATGTTAATGTTCTTGACATCAAGATCAGAGACTTCAAGGTCCTGGCTGATGGGTACCAAGTAGACGAGTCCCCAACAAAGTCTTCTATGTCTGCTGAATACGAGTACAATATCCGCAACCAAGGTTGGACTAATCGTTACCTTGATATGTGGTGGAACGTAAACAGCACAGCGCCATCAAAAGCTGAGCTCTGGTGGTATTTTCGTCTAGCAGCGGGTTCAACTGATAAACAGATTGATGCTGCTCAGGAAGGTTTGGAATTCCGTAATGGTAAAAGGTCCAGGTTCCCAACGGCTGGTAATGCTCTGGCACCCCGTGGTTACTTTGTCCTTGACGCATTTAATCAGGACCGTGGTTCCAAGATTGGTCGTGCAGGTATCCCCAGCATCACTTCAGGGTACCAACGTCCTTCTTGCGTTGCGTTTATGAACAGCCGTATTTTTTACGGAGGTATTGACGCTTACCATTACAACGGTGTTATTTACTTTAGTAACATCATTCGAGACGTAGACCAAGAAATTAGGTTCTATCAAAATGGTGATCCTACCTCTGAGCTAAACTACGAGCTTCTTGCTAACGACGGTGGCAACATTGTCATTCAGGATGCTGGTCGTATTATTTACATGGTGCAAGTAAAGAGTGCTCTTATGGTCTTCTGTCAGAACGGTATCTGGGCAGTTAAAGGCAGTGAGGGTACTGGATTTAGTCCTCTAGACTACACAGTAGACAAGATCTCTGACATTGGTGTTATCTCACAGAACAACATTGCTCTAATTGATGGCATCCCAATCTGGTGGAATAATGAAGGCATCTACTCTATTACTGAGCAAGGTGTAGCTTCGGTTTCTATCGGCACTATCCAGACCTTGTACGATCGTATTTCTTCTACTGCTAAGCTTTACGCTAAAGCAGCTTATAATCGTCTTTCTAGGGAAGTCTACTGGCTTTACAGCACAGACGAAGACAACCCACGAAACTACAATAAGGCGCTGATCTTTAGGAGCACCACTGGTTCTTTTTATATCTATGAGTTCCTTGGTACACCAATTCTTAAAGACATCGTAAGCTTACAGGGTTTGAGTACTGTAGTCTCAGAAGAAAACGTACTTGATAACTCTGGTGTTGTGATTACCGATAACCTAGGTGCAGACGTTACTGTCGAACTTGAAACAATCATCCACGTAAACTCACAGTTCAAGATACTGACTAAAGTAGGAACTACGATTACATTCAGTGAAGTCATCGACACAACCTACAAAGACTGGGTCTCGTACGACAGCATTGGGATTTCGTACTCTTCTTACTTTATCACTGGGTTTAGAGTTCACGCTGGTGCAAACAAGAAGTGGCAGGCTAACTACGTAACTGTCTATTCTCGTGTTGAAGACAACTCATCAGCTTACATGCGCGCCATCTGGGACTTTGCCAATTCAGGTGATACTGGTCAGATTACCAATAGCCAACAGATTTACAACCCACAGCTTAACAGAGACTTCTCTTTCCGAAGACTTAAAGTCCGAGGCAATGGAATGGCCCTTCAGCTGAAGTTTACTTCAGATGGGAACAAACCATTCGGGATTATTGGTTGGGCTTCATCGGAGACTGCTAATGCCCGAGTATAACTTTCGTGTAGCAACAATGGAGGATTTGGAAGATGTCTACGACATGGCCAAAGAATTCTACGAAGCTAGCCCATATTCTAACACTCATGAGTTCTCTGAAGAACGCGTAAAGGAGGTGATCCGTATCTACCTTTCAGCACCGTTGAATGAAGCCGTGGTAGTGCTTATGCTGGATGGTGAACTACCAGTGGGAATGATTGCTGGTGTCAATACAGCTAATCTATTTTCTAGAGGATCCCAAGCCATTGAGCAAGTCTGGTGGGTGGATCCTCCCCACAGAAAGACAAGAGCGTCCATCACGCTACTTCTTCTATTTGAAGAATGGGCAAAAGAAATCGGAGCTAAGTTTTGTGTGATGAGTTCTATTCCTGAATTGACAGAACTAGAAAGACTGTTCGAAGGAGTTGGGTTCCGCTCTATGGAGCATTCCTACGTTAAGGAGATCAAGTAATGGCAGCACTTACGACTGCAATTGCTGCTGCTGGTGTAGCTGCTTCAACAGCAGGCACAGTCATGCAGTACAACGCTGCTACTCGCCAAGCAGCTATTCAAAAAGATATCATGCACACGCAGGCAGAAGGTGCAAAGATCGAAGCTGCTAGATCTCGCAGGCAGGCTTACAGAGACAATCTAAAGGCTACTGCAATGAATGAAGCTGCTGGTGCTTCTGGTGGGGCTATCCAAGGTTCTGGTGTTGCTGGTGGTATCCAGCAGGCTGCTAACAGTGGTATGCAGACACAGCGAGACATTAACCAAAATCTTGGAATGGCTCTGAACATTAACGACATGCAGCAGAAATCTCTTGATACTGGTCAGTATGAAGCTTCACTAGTTTCTGGTCTTGGCTCAGGTATGCAAGACATTAGTAAGACACTAGTAAGTAACCAACAGCAAATTCAAAGAGCGTACCCAGGTCTTTCCTGGCTTTATCGCTAACAGGAGAACAAATGACAGACGTACTTTCGATTGAGCCCCAGGAGAATAATGGCGAACTCTCTATCGCACCTGACTCCGGTTCTCAACTTCCTAGCTATACGCAAGAAGGTGCAAAATCAAAAGCTGAACGTGTGAGGTTCAGTATGGGTCCAGAAGACGAACGTTTCTTCGACCCACAGTCGGTTCTATCGACACTGCAGACTTCTTCTGAACAAGACCTCCAGCAGGTCTTTTCTACTATGGAAACTCTAAAACAGAACCAGCGCCGTATGGATGTCCTGCAAGCTTTTGCTGCGTCTAAGAAGGAACTGGGTGGTACTGTAACAGACCAAGAACGGGAAATGATCCGCAATCTTTCAAAGGAAGAGCTTGTTGATCCTGGTACTGTTCTTGAAAAGAAGTTTGCTGAGAAGTACACTAATTTTGTTCTTAGTCAGCAGTCAGATTGGGCTAAGGCTCAAGACGCTGACACTGAAAAGGCAGATCAGATTGCTAATCAGTTTCAAGATCTGATCTTCAAGCAAGAAGTAATTCGCACTATGCTGGAGAAGGCTGATAAGAATGTCTCTGATCAGTCGTGGGCAGGATGGGGCGTAGACTTTGCTAAGGGTTTCATCCCTCTCTACAATACCTACAAGACTAGAGCTCTGGCTCCAAACGCTCCTACGTCTCCTCTTCTAGCAGGTAGCAACGTTGAAGAGCAAGGCGCCTACCTGATGTCCATCAGTGATCCTAAGCGCTTCAAGTCCGAGCTAAGTGCAGCGTATGACAAGCTAGCTGAAGACAACCCACAACTAGCTCGTGAGTGGCTGGAGAACATCCTAGGTCAGACGACTATGTCTCGAAACCTGGATAACATCTTCACTGTTCTGGATGCTGCTAGTATCGCGGGTGCGATTAAGGGAGCCCCAAGAGCAATCAAAGCACTTCCTGATCTTGCGGAGGGTGCTAGCGCTCGCCTAAGAGCTTCTCTAAGAGGGCTTGCAGAAAACATGGGCCGCAAGAAGGTCGACGAAATCGACACTATTACGGCAGTAGGCAACCAGATTGACGCTGTGTCTATTCAGGCTTCTCGGGCTATGAACCTAAAAGAAGCTGTGGAAAAGACTGGCACCAATGACACAACTCTGCTTAGCAGACTGGTCCAGACTGTGGGTGCTAAGATTTTTGATCCTAGCGCTCCGTTTGAAGGTGTCCAGTTCAGCCGTCTTAACAACGCTTGGGTCTCTCGCCTAGTTGAGATGATGTCGTCTAATAACCAGAGAATGGCTCGCATTCTTTCTGATGTGAACAAGGTCGCTCGGCTCGATGAAGGCTCAGATGCGATGCGTCAAGCTTTTGACAATGCCGTGGAGTACGTAAAAGATTTCTATGGCCCTTCTGTCAGAAGCGCAGTTATCGATGCTGAAACTAAGCATGTGTTTAGCACGGACACTCTAGCTAACGTCAGTAGAGTTGAAGTGGCTATTGGCCGCCCTGATGGTTCTCTGTTTGATACAGAAACTGGTCTACACTCTGCAATGAAGTTCTACGGTATCGACGAGAACGCTTACGAAGTTAAACTTGCAGGAAACAAGTTCTACGCTTCTGTTTCAAAGGATGTTGATGAAACTGGTGTGAAGGATGCCTTTCTAGATACTTCCACAAAGACTAATATCAATCCTTGGGGACGGGTGATGAATTGGGTTCGTTCCTCAGACAACCTAGTTTCCCCTTCTAATAAGACAGCCCGCAAGACTGCAACATACTCTTCTGAAGAGATCTCGCGTCTTTATTCAGATATGGCTAAACCAATTGCTTCTCTCAACAGCAAGGAGAAGAAGAGACTAACTCGTCTTCTTGAACAGAACAGAGACATGCCTCACCCGGTTACTGGTGATCGCGGGTACTACTTCAAGGATGTAAACGAGTTTGACCAAGCATTTATCCAGATGCACGGTCACGCTCCTAATCCTCAAGAAACTATGGCTTATTTCGCCTCTAAGCAGCTTAATGACTTTGACTACGTACTTCGCAATCTAAACCTGTATAGAGACAGAGCGTCACGTGGATGGGAAGACTTTACGTTTAAGTTTGGCGGCAAAGAGACTGGCAAGATCAAAGGCAAACTGCTAAACGATCTTCCGTGGGATGTTGCAGAAGATGCACGCATCCTGGTGGTTGATCCCGATGGTACACCTCGTATCAAGTATATGAAGCAGATGTCTCCTGCTGAGAGATCTCTGATGGAAAACGCCATCAAGAATAAGAGCAGGAGAGTTGTTCATATTACTCAGCCTTTGCTGAGAGATATTGAAGAGTCTCTGCCTGATGCTCTCAAGTCTTCTGACCCAATCAACTATGTGGTCTCGTCTAGCCCTAAGCGATTTGCACTAGGATACGAACAGATCCCGTACAAGGAAGGTGGTCACGTAGTCAACGACTACAGGTATTTTGTCAAGAATGCTAACGTCATTGGTGGACCTGGTAACCAGTCGTACATTGGTGACCTTACTTTCTCTGGTCACAATACTGAAAGAGAAGCGCAAGAGTTTGCTAGAGATCTAGAAGAAGCTAGGCAGATCTACCGCAAGGAACTGGCTGCTGGTAAAACTAACCGTAATACCCAAGAACTAGACGACTTTGTCAACAGTCACTTCCCGTTTACACCTAATGAATATCGACAGATGCACCACAAGAAGCTCCTGAATGCAGATGGCCCAATTGTGGTTCTGAAGGATGGTGTTCGTTACAGTGACGTAGCAGACATCAGATCTCAGGGTTTGAAAGATCAGACTAAGTCCCTACACAACCTGGAAGATACGCTAGACAAGGCTTTTACTTCCGAAAAGGGTGAGCAGCTGTACACCTTCAAGAAGGGAACTGCTGGCAATCCTGCCTGGAAGATGGAGATCGGTAAGACTCTCAATCCTATCGATTCTCTTAACCAAGGCCTGCGTTCGGCCATTCGCAGTCGTCTTTACACTGACTACGTGGTCAAGTCTGCTAATGAGTTCATCGAGCAGTTCTCCGACTTGATGGTTCAGAGCAAGGAAACTATGCGTCGTAACCCGATCTACTGGCTATACCATCCACAGTGGAAGGATCGTCTGTACTCTAGTTCAGCTATGGAGACAGTTGTTACTGAAACACGTAAGACTGTTCCAGGACGTGCTAGAAAAGACTGGTCAGCTATGTACGAAGATGGAAACAGTATCCTTGGAGGATCAGCCAACACCCACTACGATGATCCAGATCTTTTCGAGCACCCTGCGATTGGGTACCGGAATGTACAGGATGCTTTTGGTGTCCGCAAGTACGGTGATAAAGTACTTCCAGTTCCCGATTGGTTTAAAGAAGCTGATAATCTTGTAAAAGAGCTTTCTAGTCGTCTTGATATTCCAAATGTCAAATTATGGTTTGGTGAAGGAGATGGAAAATCTGGTGGTATTTTTACCCAAAGCGATCGCATTAATGGCAAACCTTACTTAAGCATCACTATTCCTAGCAATCTAGGTCAAACCAGACTACAGATTGTAAGAACTGTCGCGCATGAAATGGGGCACGCTGTTGACTTTGCAACAATTAAAACTGCTCCAAAAACTACAAGAGATGCCCTGAATAAAGCTTACAACAACTGGATTTCTAACAGGATCATTAAGCAAGACCCTACAGATACAGAATTGTTTCCTGGAATTCTTAATAGCAACACTCCTATTAGTGTTCTTATAAAGACTCACCCTCAGTACGCGGCTTATCTTATCAACAGAGCAGAATGGTTTGCTGAAGAGACTTCTAAGTGGCTCTTAACCCGCAAGCAACCAATGAACGTTGTTGAAAGGTTCTTTGAAGGTCTTGCTCAGAAGTGGAAGGAAATCTACGAAGCAGTTCTTAAGCCGAAGAAAGACGTAAATGTCAACCGTGCAGTTGCCTCGTTCCTAAGAGGTCAGTGGAGAGAAGACAAGGAGATTGTTACTCGGCAGTTTAGCACTGTCCTGACTAATGCTCTTGGAAGCGATGAGTCTCTTGAAAGACTTGCTGCAGCTAAGTCCATGCGAGATGCTGTTATCAGTCTGGTCAGTACACCTACTCCAATCAAGGCAGCTTGGGAGTCTGTACGAAACAGAGCCCTGAACTTTGTCTACGACAAATGGGGAAGTGATGGAGCAGCTTGGGTAGACGACATGGCTGTATTCAAGACAAGGGATCCTGTTCGGTTCGCTAGGTCTATTGCATTCCATTCCAAGATCGGTCTGTTCAATCCTGTACAGTTCTTTGTAAACTCTGCGTCTCTGGTTCATGCGTTTGCCATTTCTCCGCAACATGCGTTTGGTGGCTTTAAAGACGCGATGTTGATGTTCTATGCAAGGCGTAATCCAAGTGTAGAAATCCAGAATTGGCTGAGAAAGAAGTCTGGTTACAGGCATTGGGATGAACTGAACACAGAGCTGAAGCGTTCAGGCTTTGGTAATGTCGGACGTAACGTTGCTGATCTTGATGACTTCCTTGGTGAAAACGCAATCTCTGGTAAGTTTGGTAGATTCCTTGACGCTGGTACGATCTGGTTTAGATCTTCTGAAGAAATGGTTAGGCTGAATGCCTTTGCTATTGCTCACAGAGAGTGGCGTAAAAAGAACCCAACAGCTCCTATCACGGATGCTATCCGCCGAGAGCTGACCGACAGAGCTGACAACCTTTCAGTCAACATGAGCAGAGCGTCAAGTGCTTGGTACAACCGTGGGATCATGTCGATTCCCGCTCAGTTTACCAGCTACAACATGCGTCTAGCAGAACAGATCACACACGGTATAGTGTCTGGTAAAGGAGCTCTTACTCGTGCTGAGGCTGCAAAGGCTATGCTCGGGTACTCTCTGCTTTATGGTATCCCGACTGGTGCGGGTGCTGCTGTAGGCTTCTGGCCTGTCCAGCAGAGCTTTGAAGAAGCAGCCATTAAGTATGGTGTCGACCTAGAAGCTAACGTCTTTGTCAAGGCTCTTAGCCGTGGTGTTGCTACGGTAATCTCTGACGCAGTTGTTGGTGCTAAGTCAAACGTTCCAGAAAGATACGGTCCTAACGGTCTAAGCATTATCAAGGATGTTGTCAACGGTGATAAAACCATGGTTGACTTCTTTGTTGGTGCTTCGGGTTCAATCATTTGGCAAGGTTTGGAAGCTAGTTATCCTCTTCTGAAGGCTATGTCACAAGCTATTACTGGTGGTGAAGACTTCCCACTAGTCCATGATGACTTCCTTGATGCTGCACGAAACATCTCCACAATTGACAATGCTACAAAAATGTACATGGCAATTAACTGGGGACAGTACATCACCAAGAACGAAGTTGTTATGACTGATGTCAAGGGTATCCAGAGCATCATTCTTGGGCTAACTGGTCTCACTCCACGAGAAGCTGTTGACACTTATCTCGGTAAGAAGGTCATCAAGGACATGGCTAAAGAGCAGGAGAATGTAACTAAGCTGGTTGTTAAAGAATTCCACAGAGCCTTCCGTGCTATCCAAGACGGAAAGTTTGAAGACTCTGAGAGATACTTTAAGCGAGCTCAGACTTACATTGCTGGAGCTGATCTGAATCTACAGGGAAAGAACGCAATCTTCACCAGAGCTCTAGGTGAATACGGTGAACAAGCAGACGACGTCAACTTCAAGCTGTTGATGAAGGCTCAAAATGAAGACGTGTTCAACAGACGTCTTGAAAAGGAAAAGAGAAAGTAATGCCAGTGTTTAACAATGATCCGGGTGTAAAGCCGGCTCCCAACTTTGCAATCCGTGAACAAGGCATGCGCGCTCCGACTATGGATGTCTCCGGTTTCTTCAAGGGAATCGGAGATGTCTTTAGTGGTTCGGCAACGGTCACTGATAACAACAATCAGAAGGATATTGAGGATCGTATCCGTGCAGAAACAGAAGTCAGCAATGACATTGTAACAAATGGGCAGTACTCTGCTCAGACTGCAGCCAATGCTCCAAGTGACCAGCTGCCTCCAGATCTCAACAGGTCTTTTGACAGACTGAAGACACTTAACAACGCATACACACAGGGCAAGGTAAATGAGGCTGCTTATTGGGCTCGGCTCAACGCGGTAGCCAAGGAACTGCGTGTCAAGTACCCAAACTACGACAGCATCATCGATCAGAAATTTTCCAGCATTACTGGTGGTGTCCCTGGGAATCGTCTCAGGGACCAACTTCTGTCAGATGCAGATAAGCGGAACGCTAGCCTAAACTCTGTTGAGAAGGAGAGGCGTGCTGACATGGATCGGTGGGCTACAGCTGGTGTTCTTCATCCGCAGTATAGAGAACTGTATGCCAAGGGTGAAGAAGGCTGGGCTAAGATCCAGGATCATGCCTACCGTCTACAACAGGAAGACGCTCAGAAGAAGCGCATTCTGCAGAACTGGGATATGCAAAAGAAGAGTGGAGAACTACAGGAAGACGATGTATACCGTCAGACTAACACACTCATCCAGAACCATGTCGACAACATCTTTAAGACGTCCTTTGACACTGTAACTGAAGGAGGTATGAAGGGTTTCCTAAGTCTCATCAATAAGGCCAAAGACCCTAACAGCCCTGGCGGTTCTGCAGTTACTGACTCTGAACTACAGCAGATTACGACTGTGATGGCGGGAGCTAAAGCGCAGGTAATGGCTTCTGTCGATACTATTCTTCACACTGCAGACAAGAACTTTGGCAACGCTTCTCCTGCGTCTTATTTCAGAGACAACAAGCGTCTAGACGACATTAAGAAAAACGCTATGGATCGTATCGCGACTATCGAAGATCTTGTAGTAAATAAGCAGTATGGTCTACTTGTTTGGAATAAGGCCATGTCTGATAACATGATCGAAGGAGACGTTTACAACGCCCAGAAGACTAACGAGAATACTCGGAGACTTATGCTTCTTCGTAAGACTATGGGTGATCAAGCAGTTAACTTCTACCTACAGGGACACATCAAGGAGCTTGATAAGGCTGTAGATGTAAGAACCCTAGGTGACTCTGTTACTGCTGCTGCAGTAGACGGAAAGCCTATGACAGAGTCTCTCTCTGAGAATAAGGCTTCAGCTAACGCAACAAAGGCTACTATTGGAGCTTCAGTTGGTGTCCTTACAGACCCTAAGACTTCCGCGCCTGTGCGAACTAACGTCATTAGGTCTCTCTTTGGTGAGCGTAACAACGACTTTCTGACTAAGTTTTCTTCTGGTGAACAGGCTCAAGTCTACGGTAAGCTAGTAAACCCTTCGACTAGCAAGGCTATTTATGAAGCTTCTAAGAATGATCCCAGACTTTGGGAAAACTACAAGAGCTGGGCAACGAATTCGGCACTGCCAGCAATTAGTAGAGGTGTCATGAAGACACTAGACAACATTGAAGCAGAGTCAGGTGGCAAGGTATCGTTTGAATTTGATGGCACACAGTTTGTCATGAAGGGTAACGATACCCCGGCTGATCGCAGGTACGATATGGGTAAGGCAGATATGTTTAGCGCATCTGCTCGTAAACCACTGCAAGATCTAAACTCTATCCTAGGAGCTTATAAGAGCGTTCTAGAGGCTGAGGGTTCAGATGTGAATGCAGGTATGAGTGACTTGTTTACTCGCCTGCATATGCGTCCTAAGGACCAAAACAAAGACAGCATTTGGGATACTCTTAAAGATGGAGTGAACAACTGGTTCCATTCGTCTTTCAGCTCGTCGGGTGACAATGTAACTCAAGGTCAGAAAGGAGTCACAGGTAAACTTCCTGTGGCCCCGTTTCCAGGATCGTCAAAGCTCTCAACCCCCGAAGCCACCAACAACGCCAAAGGCGCAACAGTAACAACTTCAAAGACTGAAGCTAGTCCAACAACAGCTCCAATCGTGCGCGCTAATTTCAAGCCTGAGATTAACGAAGCTATCGACAACGCTGCACAGACTCACGGGATTGATCCAAATATCCTAAAAGCATTTGCAGCTATCGAGTCAGGTGGTGACCCACAGAATACTACAGGTAGCTACAAAGGTTTGTTCCAGCTAAGTGATTCTGAGTTTAACAAACATGGAAGTGGGTATATCTTCAATGCTTCTGACAATGCTAACGCAGCAGCAGCAAAACTAAAGAACGAACTGGTTCAGTTCCAAGCAGAGTATGGAAGAAGTGCTACTCCAATCGATCTGTACATGATCCATCAGCAAGGTGTTGATGGTTACAGAAAGCACCTAGCCAATCCAGATCAAGCAGCGTGGCTGTCTATGTCACAGACTGGAGAAGGAAGACAGAAGGGTGAAGGTTGGTCAAAGAAAGCAATTTGGGGCAATGTCCCAGATGGCTACTGGAAGAATCGTTTTGGTTCAGTAGAGAACATTACTTCGAAAGACTTCGTTGAGATGTGGTCTTCCATCATGGACAAGAAAATGGGTCTGCCAACTTTCAACGGGACTGCCAAAGCACCAGTTAAAGAACAGGATCCTCTGACTGTTCCAAATGATCGTAAGGTAATCCTTGAATTTGCTAAGAAGACTTTGGGGGACCAAGGTAGTAAACTTCCTGGCAAACTCGACGATGCTTGGTACGACTATTGGAATCAACTTTACAACGCAATCGGTAAGCCCCTGCGCGAATAATAAAAAAGCCCCCAAGGATTTCTCCAAGGGGGCTTTTCTTTTGTTTATCTGTTGATGTTACGCCAGAACCAGAAGATGATCAGTACGTGAACAATGAGTCCGCCTATGAGCATTCCGATTAAAGCTTCAACCATTGTTATAGAGCCATTTACAGATTTCCCACAGGAAAAACCCACACGAGATAACTCCGATAACAGCGAATGTTTCGATCATCTCAGTCTCCTTAGAGTTTGTCAATCAAGTCTTTAAGCACTCTTACAAGTACTATAGAAGCTGCACCTAATACTAGACCCGCGAATATGTATGCGAATACCATTTCAATTGAGCTTAACACGATCGTCAACACCTACCTTTCTCATGCTGTAGGAGCAGAGAGCCATGGCATTCCATGCAGCCATAGCCATGTGGTGACACCCAGTCTCTTCGTCGTAGTCTTCTCCACGCCAGAACTTCCAAGTATGCCGCATAAGGGAACCTAGACAACGAGACCAGGACATTCCCTTTTCCCAGTTGTGGTCAGCGTACTTCTTAGCTCCAACTGTGTAGACTTTAGTTAGTTCTTCCAAGCTGTCTACTGGTAGTAGGTCATACCGCAGCTTACCAGCATCGTATCGCAGTGCAGCTTCAGATACTCTTTCTTCCATTCAGTCTCCATTCTTCAAGTTGTTCTTTTGTGAATTGTGAGCCCATATAAATCCCTTCTGGGGAGTCGTCCACCCAGATATTAAATTCGACTCCATGTACTTCTGAACAGTGCTTTCGCTTAGCGTTTCCGTCACAGTAGAAGATAGCCGCGATTTCGGGAGGGAGGGCATGAGCAATTGCATCTAGCGTTGGGCTCCTCATAGTGACAATGTAGACTGAGTGCCCTAGGGACACCGACAACTTAATGAAGGCGTCTCATAGCACGTTATCAGCAGTGTACGTATTGTCGTAGTCTAGTGCAATCCTAAGACCCGCAGTACCCACTTCCGGTGATGTCACAGACATCGTTCATCTCCATAAATTCTACGAACTCTCGGCCGAGGTTTTCTCTAGCCTCTTGATATGACGTTGAAGTAAGAGGCTGACCTCCTCGGGCCCCATCAGGGTAGACAGTAAATCCACGCAGACGTGGAGCGTACTTAGCAAGTGTCCGCGCAAACTCTTGGACTTTGTCTTCGTTGTTATGTTCACTTCCCCACTCCGGTAGATTGATGGTGCTGGAGATAGACATATCTACGTAGTCTTGTACATCAGCTTGGAACTTGATACGACGCTCGTAGTCAATAGCCAAGTCGATGGCACTTTCAACTTTCTCAGGATCAACTCCAGTGCTATCGATAACTTGCTGGGCAGCATGGTCAATGTAGTACTGGTAGTGCCACTGAGTACCCTTTAGGTATCGTCTCTTGTAAGATACCGCATAGACTGGTTCAATGCCAGTGGTAGTTCCAGCCAGAATACCGATAGAGCCAGTAGGTGCAATTGCACGATTTGCAACTGGTTGGCTAATGCCAAGCCTAGCAGACTCTGCTCTGGAGACGTGATCTGAAACGCCTCGGTAGACTTCGAGCCACTGTCGGAGTTCATCGTTTACCTCGTATGGTAGGGAACGTTGTAGGAGCCACTCATGGACACCCATGAGACCAAGTCCCAGTCGTCGGTTCTTTTCTCGTACCTTGTAGACCTTGTCGTACGGGAGCGTAGCTCGGAGAGTTCCGCAAAGGAGGAACTTAATTCCCAGCTCCGTGATTTCAGCCAGCTCTCCAATGCTTCTAATTCGGCTAAGGTTAAGGCTCCCGAGATTACAAACATCTGAGTCGTCTTCGGAGGTGACTTCTGTACAGGCATTACGTAGTGTCTCTCTTTCCTTGTCGAAGAAGTTAAAGCTAAAGCCTGGCTCGCCTGTCTTCATTGCTTGTCTGACATTCTTGATGAAGACCTCACCTAGGTCTCCTTCAAAGGACTGTAGAAGCCATTCTGTGTCGTAATTGACAGAGATGTTGGTCATGTCCATTGGAGCAGGGAAATTGAAGTCCTGCTGCTTCACATCGTGAAGTGAAAGACCAGAAGATCCGACTGGTTGATCCTGCCAGTCCTTGACCTGTAGAAAATCATGGATGTCGGAGTGCTTCCAATTTAGGCTGGCGTAGATAGCAGACCTGCGTGATCCGCCCTGCATGACGTAACGACCAATATCGTTGATCATCTTCATCTTCGGAATGGGGCCTGAAGCATACCCGCCAGTTCTGTTGATGATTGTGCCAGACGGCCTGTAGACAGAGTAGTCGATTCCGATGCCGCCACCAGACATAAGGGCGCTTTCGGACTTCCATGATAGGTCAGCCCAATCTTCTCGACTGTCCTCTTCTGCCTTTAGAAGGAAGCAGTTGTTGTAGAATTTAACAGGTCTGCCAGCATAGTAGAGGTACCTGCCACCAGGAATGAACTTCATGTCTCTGATGGCTTCGTAGATGCTGTCAATGGTGTCGGTGTCTAGCAGGCCCCCACAGACATCGTATGCAAGTGTGCGTGCCAAAGCATCCCAAGTCCAGGACCCATCGTGCCGATATTTTTGATTAAAGACTGTTTCGCTTAGTTGATTCCTGAATTGTGGGTTTGTAGCACTTTTAAATGTCAATCCTTCACCTCATGTTCGTCAATAGTGTATGTTTTATCTGACTCGATATCTTGTAGAACTTCTTTGTAAAGAAGAGCCTTTGCTTCTGTTGAGAAGATTCTTAGTACGAACTGACTGTCGTAGTCATATTCACTAAGAACGTAAACCTTGCTCATTGAGGAACCTTTCTAGGAGAATTGCTGTGTAGATATGGTTTTCACACATCATTAGGGCTGTGAGATGGAAACGCCTGTTTGTTTCCATGTCTGTGATTAGGAAAGACATACAGGCGTTATCCCAAAGTACTTCGTACCTTTTAGAATCCACTTAGATCAGGTTCCCAATAGTTTGGACCTTTAAGGATCTTGCCGTCTTCACGTCGAATAGGGATGCCGTCTTCACCTAGCTTGGACATATTACTCTCATGCACACGCTTAAAAGCTTCGTCTAGGTCAATACCAAAGGTAACACCAGCACTGTAAACAACGTATAAAAGGTCTGTTAGTTCTTTGGTATAAGCCATTCTGTATTTGTCTACAACTTCTGGAAAGTCAAGTGCATTTGTAAGACTTTCTGCTGCCTCGTCAACTTCAAACGACTCTTCAGAAATTAGTGTTCGACACAGAGTCAGATCTTCAATACTGAATGGGATATTAATTTGGTGAGGCTTAAATGCTCGATGGAATTCTTCCACCATCTTGAAATTAGTCATCACGACCTCTTAGGTTGCTTACGACGATTGACAGCCCGAGAAACAACTCGTAGATTACTGTTGGAGTTGTTAGCAGTATTGAAGTTCTTGTGGTCTACCTCTTTGCCGTCTCCCTTGTGAACACGACCGGCAGCCTCCATCTTTCGACGAGCAGCATTACGCTGGGCACGTCGCTTGATCTGCTCAGGCGTTCCTTGATAATCTCTGTATTCTTTAGCATAGTCTCTCTTACGCTGAGGCATCGGGCTCAAATTCCTTCTTCATATTCAGATACTGCATTCGTCGGTACTCTTTGTTCCTTTCTTCAAACTGGAAGTACTGTTCCTGCTCTTCAGGTGTCGACTCTCTCGTCATGTAAAGAGAAATACCACCTTCAGCAACTTCTAGCTCCCAATCTTTGAATTCTTCAAGTACAGCCAGAAGGTCTTTGGCTGTATAGATACTGTCCGTGTTGATAAAGACAGTAACTTCGGTCTTGTTGTTCCTCTGCGGAGTGGTCCGAATAGTCTTATTTTCCATTTTACTTTTGCATCCTTGTGGCATAAGTGTCCTTTAGGGTATCGACGTAGTCTAGTAGTGCTACGATGAACTGGTCTTTCCATCCATCAAACGGATATTCCGCGTAGATGATTTCTCCACTGTCTCTGTCTACACAGACTTCATAGACATCGTAGGTATCTGAAATGTACCAGTAGTCTTTAACTGTCAACTAGAGCACTCCAAGCGTGTGGGAATATGGGTCGGATGATGTCGTCAATCTGCGGAGTCAGTTCATTCCACTCGCGCTGAGCATTGTCTTTAGTACGCTGCTGGTACAAGCGAGCCCATGCAACAAGAGATCCTGTTACATAGTACGACGTGTACATGCTCTGAGGAAGTACCATACGAGCCTGTTCAGGAGCACCACCGGCTGCAATGAAACCATTATAGAACTCCTCACAAGCGTGAACAGCTTCCCAGTATGCAAGGTTGATTGGTACTGCGTAGTAACGATCTCCTTCAAACACAAGCATGTCTTTGAGCTCTTCGTCAGAAGACCCCTGCTTGATATTCTCAGCGCGCTTACGCCAAACTTTAGGCTCGTAGAACTCTGGCTCATCGTCTACATATCGTCGAGACACTTCGTTGTAGACGAAACCTACAGTGTGCTTGAAGCGCTGACGGGCCAGGAAGATTGGGACAGTCTCTCGGATGGTTACAGAGCAATGAGCAAAGGGTGTCCAATGATCATGACCTGCGAGGTACTTGATGAGCTTAGTGTCTCTTTCTGCTATCTCGCCTCCATCAAGTGCACTCTCCTTATTAAAGGAAACGCGGGCAGCGTTAGCCACCCGCAGATCGTCTCCCATATGGTCGATATACTCAGCTTTCATTAGCTTGAAGCTTCCCTCAGAATTGAGAAGTGCAAAGTTCTAGGAATTCTTGCCATTGTTTCTGCACAACCATCCCGATTGAAGACGACAAGGATCACAATATCAGTTCCTTCAGGACCTTCTAGAAAGGCTAGAGAGGCTGGTGTAGCCACAAGGTACGTATCTGGTACATTGAAACCTGCCTTCTGCAAATTGGTCATGTACGAACTTACTAGGGCAGCTTCGCTAATTCGAATAGCACGACCACCAGACTCGGTAGCAAACTGGCCTACTGCCTTAAAGTCTAAGCATTCTTCAGCGTTAGACGATAAAGTACCAACAAGAAATAAAGCTTCTTCATCAATCAATCTCTCTCTCCAAGAGTACATCAACCTCTACAAGACCGTCATCGTTTAGCTCAATGCCAAGATCCGCATCAAGCAGAATGTGGTCAGGGTATGGCCACAGATTGTGGGCCCGCAGATAAAAGTCAATTGCCTGCACAACGTGCTCGTGGCTCATTGCAAAAGTAGTGCTGGTTCGCACAGGACCATTAGTAGAAAACAGAAGTAGCTGGCCGGTATTATTGTTCGTCATCGAGTGTTCCTTCGTAGTAGCGCTTGAGGATTTCGCTGGGCTTAGGCGCAGGCTTATGCCGAGCATCATGGATTTTCTTTTTGTAAGTTAGGCGCAATTCTTTATCTTGCTCGAACAGCTTGCGCTTTCGTTCACCAGCGAGCTTACTCGTCTCCGAGCCCATCTTCCAACTCCATAGGGTCTAGGTCAATAAGACCATGTTCCCACATTAGCATGATTGCTTCTAGGCTGGTCATGTCAGTATGACGTTCAAGGAACGTTTCCATACTTTCTGTATCAAGCATGTTTTCTACGTAGTTTTCAATTTCCTCTTTAGGAGTCATTTCCGTATTCTTTCTTGAGTCTTTCGATACTGATAAACTCAGGATCGTAATTTCCATCTTCCACGTTGTGCTTTACAACCACTCCTCTCCACCAGAGTTTGTTAACTTCACCAGCCCAAGGTGCGTCGTAATCCTGGTACACACCACAAACAAGTCCGTTAACCTTCTTTCCATAAGCGTTTGAGCGCTGACAGAAATCCAGAGTGTGAATGTGACCTTGTGTAGAAGAAGTCAGTTGTTTGGTAACTAGACTGTAGGCGGGATGCTCCCCAGATACACCCCTGCCCATAACGCCACTAACAAAATAGTGAGCATAAGTAATTCCGTCAATCGTGATGCTTCCTGGGGTATTCCCTTCGTAGTTTACAACCTCGTTGTAGTACTCGTCAAGCTGCAGATCTTTGAGGGAGATTGTGTTTTCTAGTTCAGGCTGAACGTTGATTGCTTTTGTGATACGATGCTCGTGGTTCCCGATAAGGTAGACACGCCTAGGAAGCTTTCTCTTACGTCGCCTTAGTTCGTGATGAACGCGATCGTTGAAGTCAACAGCAGCACTAACATCAGCACGATAAGTGCGTCCGACAGCCGCTCTTGTTCCTTTTTCGTAGGAGGCCAAAGAAGGTAGATCAGCCCCATCACCGATATTGATAACAACATCAGGATTAACATCTAGGATAAGCTTTCCGAGCCAATTAGCTCTGTTGTTGTGGTAGTTTGGGTGAGCATGCGAATCTGGGATAACGAGATGAATGGTCATTCGAGCCACTCATCTGGGATAGAACCAAAAGCACACATGTAACCGTACTTTGCACACCAGTCACTGTATCGCATTTTGGAGTTCTTGGCAATTTTGTTGTCTCTGTCAAAGACCATGCGGATATCTAGTTCTGGATGGGCAGTCTTAACTGCCGCCATCTTTTCACGATCTTCCCACTTGAAGTGTCCCTTGACTTCAATGTACCTCTTTGTACCATCACGGAATTCAAGTAGGAAATCAGGAGTATACTCTTTTGATAGAGTATACCCCAGCTTCTCCTGTTCGTAGTAGAGCTTGGCTGCACCACTAATGCGAGGCTTCACATCATTGAAAATACGTAGCTCTAGCTTTGAACGAAATTTCTTGGGATTGATTGCCAAAACTGTCAAGCAAGCAGGTCGTCAAGAGTGCCGTGGACGACAACAGACATCCTTTCAGAAGAAGTGTCTAGTGTCAGCAAGATCTTTCCTTCTTGTTCTACGACTATTGCAGCCCACAGAATTCGGTCGGTGTTGACAACAATGGTGCCGTCATCCATGTCAAACTTCTTTAACATCAGGATCCCTTTCAACTTTGGTTAGAAAACGTGGACCGTTTGAGTAGACAAATGTCCGAAGCCCAGGCCAACAAGTCTTCTTAAACTCACAGTAGGAACAGTACGTTCCCAGCTTTTCATTACCGCTCTTACCGTCAGGAATACTCCTGTACTGTCTCTCTGGCGGTCTTTTTTGAGAGACAATCATCTTCTTGTATTTGATAATTGCCGGAAGATTCGGTGGATGCGCGTCGTATACATCTAGGCAGATGTGGCCTAGCTGCTTGTCAATAGCAAAGAAAGCTACTTTGTCCTTAACCTGGAGACGAGGGTCATCAGCGCTAGCATATAGGTAAGAATTGATCTGCGTGAGATAACCAAATGGGTCATCCTCTTCAAGCAGATGGTTCTTAAACTTGTTGAACGCAGGTGAAGAAGCACTTTTAACGTCAACAAGAACACCATCAATAATAGCATCTCGATGTCCCTTTACACCGTCTACTTCTAGTTCATCCTGTTCGCCTTCGACCGTATGCCCTGCTTCACGAGCAAGGAACAGTAGGAAGTGTTCTAGGATGTCTCCGAAGAGGAATTTAACCCTTGCCTCAGGAGGGAGAGGATCTGCTTGTCCAGGTTCGTTAAGCTGGTACCAGAGCTTTCTTTCGCAATTAGTCCCGAGATTGCTGAACCTAAGAGCCGGTCGTTCATCTCCCCGAAAAAGACGGGTGCTGATGATTTCAGATAGGCGATTGCCAAATTGGTCCTTGATACTGTCCAGGACATTGTGCTTCTGGCCTCCGATTAGTTCGTAAATATCGGGTACTAGGGTATCAATGCTCTTGCTCAATAGCTCTTACTCGATCTTTTAGGTCTTCTAGTTCTTCATTGATTTGCTCAAGTATGCCTGCAATCGTAGCTAGGCTAGGCCCAGGTTCACGTAATTGCAGATACCTGTACAGGTTGTCTAACTTCTCAGAAAGGCGCAAATTCACGCCCTCCAACAACGAGCTTCTGAGCATCAGCCTTGTAGTCGACAAGTTCGATCACCTTGACCTCTTCCAGGCGGTGGCCCATTCCCTTCTTAGTGTCAAAGACCACAACCTTGATAATTGCATCAGAGCCGTTACCAATGTAGTCCTTGAAGATTTCACCTTCAGCGTTAGTCACCTTTGGTGCTTTAAACTTAGTCAGGTCGTCCTTAATGACCTTGGAGAAGGGACGACGGAAAGTCACATAGGCACCGTCATCATCAGTCTTCCGCTTAAGCTGCAGTCCACTCTTCTCGAAATCCTTCCAAGAGTCGTCCGAAAGATACAGGTTGAGCTTCCACGACTTGTACTCCTTATCGGCATTATCCTCAGGAGTCGGACCGAGCCCAAGCTGAGCCCACTTAACCTTGCCGTGAAAGTATAGAACCTTAGTTGCCATTCGTTTTGTATTCCTTTTGTTGGCGGCGGGCCGTAGGATTCGAACCTACTCCGCAGGGTTTTGGAGACCCGCATGCGACCATTACAACTGACCCCCGTGTTATCAATGAGTGTCGTACCAAGTGTACCCAATGCCTTTAGAACCTGACAAGGCACACCGTAGATTTAGCATTTCACCAACTGTTACAATAGACTTGATCTGTACAGCAGCAACATGCTCTGCAACTTCGTCATCGTCAATTGTCTCAGTCTGCCATTCATCATGGACAAAGTTGACTTGCCAGAATGGGATCTTCTCCTTGCGGAGTTCTGCACGCCACAAGATGTTGGCCATCTTCATGACAATCGATTCACCATTCTGCAAGTATCCAGCAAGCATCAAGTGCTCACTGTCGCAGACCACGTATCTGCCATCAATTCCTTCAAAGAAGCCTCTCTTGGCATCACGAGGAATCTGTTCTTCTTTTAGGTACTTAAGTCCTGGGTAAAACTCCAGGAAGTTCTGTCTAGCTGTCCGTGCAACAGAAGTAGAACAAGACAAGACCTCTGCTGTTTTAGCTTCACCCGCACCCAATAGCCAGGAGTAGATGAATTTCTTTGCTACATCACGCGACTTACAAGCCTCACCAAGAGCTTTCTTGTTCATGGTGTGGATGTCTGTACCCAACTCTTTCTTGCCTGAAATCAGGCCATGTGTGAAAGTTGGATCGTTGATGTAGTGCGCAAGGATGCGTAGCTGAATGCCTTCAGCATCAACACCTACCAATCGCCTGCCCTTGGGAACCGTCCACAAAGACCTGAATTCTTTCCCATATAGTGACACTTGCCCCTTACGGTTGTGTTCAGACGGGATGTTGGCTGTGTTAGGGTCTGCATGGGACATTCTTTGTGTCCAGGCACCAATAGGAAAGATAGTGCCGTGGACCCTGTGATCTTCTCGGCAGGCCCGTATCCACTCGTTCAATGAAGAGAGACGAGAAGCAAGAAGGATGCGCCTGGCTAGGCTCTTAGCAGCCTCTGGTGCTGTATCTGGCAGCGTCTCTAGGTTTTCTTCAGAGACTTTCCAACCATGAACAGCATACTCTTCCAAGCGTTCTTTGAGCTTCAGTCTTTCGGCAGGATCACGACATTGTTTAAGGTCCCTCTCAGCTTGGAGGTATCCTTTCGTCTTTTCCACCGGCTTCCATCCGGCTGAATTAAGTCGTTGAACGATTTGACGCGGGGATGCGGGGTTGAATGGGACAGCCTCGAAAGAACATAGTTCTCCATATCCGACGGTAGTGCAACCGGCGTTGCTCGGATATAGACGTTCCAAGGCTGCCCAAGGACGTCCGTCCTTTCTAAATCGGATAGAATGTCGTCCAGTATCAACCAGCTTCGGCTGGAACCCGGTAAGGATGTTGGCATCTAGTGTTTCCAGTTCAGCAGTGATCTCTTTGTGTAGCTCTTTGGCTCTCTCCAGGTTGAAGTAGAAGCCATTTGTGTGCATTTCGTCGCAGATGACTGCAATGTCATGCTCAGTGCGTAATGCTTTTGCCCACCGTTCTTCGTTGATATACCGTTCAAACTTCTTGAAGATGCGGTAGGACAGTTCTACGTCCCCTTGACAGTACAAAATCATCTCATCTGAGAGATTAGACCAATCCTTGAAGTTACCTTTTGGATAGCCAAGTCTCTTGCCCCAAGCTTCTAGCGAATGACCACCCTCTACTTCGTAGTTGAGAAGACGAGAAATGATCAGCGTATCGATAGCTAGGTCATACGAGAGATTCATGCCTAGGAGTCTGTTGATGTTTGGTATGTCGTATCCAAGGATGTTATGCCCTACGATTTGTGTGTACTGCTTTGCCTGTTCTCGGAACTCATCGAATGGTGCCAAGAAAGTAAACAGCTTACCTGTATCAATGTCCTTTACGACAATGACCCAGATACACGTAGGGCGCAATCCATCTGTCTCAATGTCTAGAACTACCCTCATTTAGTCCTTATATATCCACCTTGTATAGATATTCTAGCATGGATATCCGAGGTTGTCAACCACTCTTAATCAGCTTCTGGCACACCAAAGACTACGAGCAGAACATCAGAGAATGTAGGCATGTTAGTCTCCTTTTAACAGCAGTGTTGAGATTCTAGGTCAGCTAGGTAGTCAGACAGCTCCTCAATTTTTTCATTGAGTTTGGTAATCTCTTTTAGTTGATCTCGTAAACGACTTTCTACATAGAAAGAGACTGGACCCCATTTGCTGAAATCCCAGTAGTCTCCTCTGAGTCCTCGGATAATCTCTTCAGTTGTAGGACTATTCATCAGTTGTGGCTCCTAATAGCTTGCTTGCTTCGAAAGACTTAGTGAACTCTACTAGTTTATCGTCAATTGCATCAAATGCAGCCACAACCCCACTGTCAAAGTCACCGTAACTGTTGTAGGTGACTGACCTTTCAGCATTTGTAGAAGCTGTTTTGATTTCTTCGACGAACAACGGCAGTGTAGCTAAAATGGCGTGACAAGCAGTGGTTTTGAAATCACGCCAGACTTCCTCAGCTTCTTCAGGACCACAACCTGCTGACTCTGCAATCGCTATAGAGACGGTCTTAACTAGACGTTTATAGTTCACCAGTTTGACCTTTCTAACAGGAAATCCCTCTCTTCGAGAAGGAGATCTATGTATTTGTCCCGATCGAGCAGCAATCCTTGTATGTCAAGGTACATTTTGCTGCTTAAGACTTCAACGATTTCATTGGCTTGATCTTGAAAATCTTGCCGCTTAGCGTAGGATACTTTGGCAAAGTCGTACCCTTGCTGAGCGGCAAGAAGACCAGCTACTTCGTTAACCCACTCGCGTTTGGCTGGTTGCAATGAATTCTCCACATCCATCAGTGCTGACATGCACTCGCGGCCGGATAATCTGCGGGAAGCCGTCATCGAGCACTGCAGTCGGAGGAAATCTGTAGCATTCCCCAAGACTTCCGGTACTTCCGACAGTCTTGAAGAACTTGCATCGTCCACAGTTTTTCCGGACAGTTCTCACGTCTTCACGGACTGTTGTCTGATCAAACGAATGCAAAAGAGCAGTCAGAGCGAGTCCCATTCCATGTCTCCATCACAGGTAAAGTAGACTTCTTTGATACCAGCCGCAGCGATTGCTCGCTGACAACCTACACACGGCTTAGCCATACCGTATACAAAAGGCTGCGATGGCCCGGAGCGTTTCGCACGCGCCACCACCATAACAGAGCCTTGAAGGTCTCCGAAGTTGAAGTTGCGAGATGCTTGAATGATTGCGTCAATCTCTGCATGTAGGTGTATCGCATCTTCATGCCTTCCGTACTTTTTCTGGAATGGATGGGTCTTCTCAGAATTTTCCCCACAGCCTAGCATCATACCATCTCTGTGTATCGACGCAGCAATACGCGCGCCGAACGCACCAGCGGTTCTCCAAGCGAAGCTGAACTCTCTGTGTAGAAGTTCAGAAATTTGGCGTTGCTTGACTGGCGTTAACAGGAGGGAGTCCTTCCTTGTCGACACTTACCATCTCCATAAGTTTGTACGTTACCGAGTCGAACCACAGCTTGCCACCGTCACCTGTCTTGCCACTGAAGCGGTTCTTCGAGATGGTGAGGTGCGTGGTATTTCTTTCCGCGTCAGAAGTAGCTGTTGGATTGCGTTCAAGGTCAATTCTGATGTCGGCAATCTTGGCGATTGTACGACTACCACGAGTTTGTCCGTTATCATTGACGTGACTCACCAGGAACAGAGTGAACTTCAACTCTTGCGCAAGCATCTTAAGTCGGGTAGCTAGGTAGTCTAGCTTCTTTCTTTCGTCGGTCTCCTCAAGGCCCGAGACCACAATACTAATGTGATCAAAGAAAATATATTTGCAGTCACAAGCCCCAGCGAGAAAGCGAATTCGTTCCAGTACGATATCAGGGTCGTCAGAACCAAAGTGGGTATAGATATGAACCCTATCGTCATGGCCGGCAGCTCGCTTATAAGCTTCCAAGACCTCTTCAATTGAGACATTAGTATCGGGTAGATGACAAGGTACAGACAATTCATAGCTTGCAACTCCTTGAATTGTACGCTGTCTGTCGTCTTCAAGGTGGAGGATTCCAATATTTGCATCCGTCGTTTTAAGAAGATGGTATTCGATTGCTCGTAGAATCTCTGTCTTGCCCACTCCTTCCGGAGCCGTGATAAGCACCACCTCCCCATCACGGATTCCATAAGTCATCTCCTGAAGTGTCTGAAAAGGGTATGTAGCAGTTGGCTTGAGTTTACCTTCTCTCAGGATATTCTCAATGTCTTTGAAAGAAGACACAATACCATCAGGAAGAAAACGCTTAGCAGAATGAAAAGAATTCTGGAACTGCTTGACTTCTCCAGCCATAAGGAAGTCGTTAGCATCCTTGTGGTTTGTGATAGGAATGTGGTAAATCTTCTTGACATCAAAGATATTGGCTACTTCTGCAGCAGCTTTCCATCCTGGTTCGTCATTGTCAAAGCAAATATAGATGCGTTCGAAAGAGTTCAAGTACTCAAACTCTAGTCGACAAGCTTTCTTTGCATTTGATGCACTTGGAACAGATACACAAGGAATCTTTCCGTCTAGCATCTGATACGCTGAAAGAGCATCAAGTTCTCCTTCAGTGATGACAATACAGCCATGCGAGCCAGCATTGAAAAGATTCTTGCCAAACAAGGTGGCACCAGACAGCTCACCTTTACCCCAGAAATCTTTCTTGGACAAAGAACGAATCTTGACTGACCCATTCTGGTAGGGAAAACCTAGTTCAATAGGCTTTTCATTGATAAACTTCGCAAAGACATTGTACGTGTGCATTGTATCGCGAGAGACACCGCGCCATGCAATAGGTGCAAATGTCGGCTCGAATTCCGTAGTTTCTTCCATCAAGTCTCCCTTAAAGTATTTTGAACAGGAAAAACAGAAGCCGTGCCCATCCTCGTAGGTACAGTAGGCATCGCTACTGGACCCACAAGGACAGGGGATGTGTCGTTCAACTACGGTCATAGGCGTTGAACAAAGGAAGAGGCTCATTAAACTCTACAAGAGCTTCTTCAATCGCCTCATTACATTCTTCACAGATGGGATCCTTGTCCCGAAAGAAGAGGCGATTACTAGAGATGCGGCGAGCCAAGCCCTCGTTGAAGGAAGACTTGACGTCATCATCCGTTACAAAGTCACAAATGCTACAGCGGTAACTCATTAAGTCTTAATTACACCTCCAAATTCCTTGATACTCAGCATGTGCGAATACCCATACCACGGTCCATACAGGTTCGAAAGTCTCTGCTCGACCTTGTAGAAACCTGACGCATTCCGCATGTTGTTGCCATAGTAGAACCAGACATCATTGATCACAGGTTGATGACCATTGGCATCTGGAGAATGAGCGTAGAGACACGAGATCCGACGACGCTCGAAGAGCTTTCCGTTCTGCTCGATGCGGTCCAAGATCGGCATGAGATGCGCCGGAATCTCCCATACCTCCCCGAAGACACGTCCCTTTCGGTCTTCATCGTTAGTGCTGAATGCGATCGGGAACTGCGAGGACGGAGAGAACTTGAAGTCCAGGTCCTGTCGAGACGTGAAGGCATAGCAGCGAAACTGGCCGCCATTCCCGACAAGGATATTGTTCCGTGGAAACGAGTGTCGGAGAGTGCCGTACACAAAGAGCAACTGCGTCTTGTAGTTGTTGAGGATCGCAAGATCCTTTGTGTACTCATTGTCAATCATCCGGCTGACCGTAAAATCAGCCAGAGATTGCACTACTTTGGCGGTAGACATCAGGCAGCCTTTCCAGTAGCGACCTCTGCAGCCTCTTCTTCTTCCTCCTGCGTGAGAAAGTAGAGCTCATCCAGAAGATCGAGGATCAGGTTAACAGCGTCATCAGGATAGTTTTCAACCAGCTCCTTGATATCGCTTTCAGAAAAGGTAATGGCTGCATCCTCCAGAGAAGTAAGACCCGCCTTCTCGATAAAGAGTTCACGAGGCTTGGCCTTGACTTCGCTTGCAGGAACTTCCTTCAGCGACGACTTTTCTTCCCGCTCAGCCTTGGTATAGGCCGCCTGACTTGTTGAAGAGGCTGCCGGTCCAGTCCCTTTCCCACCAATTGTCGTGGTGTTCCGAAAAGGGACAGTACTTCCGGTACCCCCGTGGTACGAGTAGGACTCGAAGCTGTGGGAATTGGAAGCCCACACACCCGGGAGGATTTCCGCTCCCGCCGACTTGTTCAGGATGATGTTGTGACCCAAGCTGTTCATCACAACGATCTTGTTGAATCCTCCGACACCGGAGATCTTCGAGAGAAGACCCTCGAAGGCAGCATCATTGAGGGGTTCGTCTCCCTTCCAGTTCTGAAGCAAGGGCTTGACGATCTCGTGAGCGAAGACCTCAGAATCCGTCTGGCCCTTTCCTCGATTGTACTCGTTCATGGTGCCATTGTGCATTAGTGCATACTGCACATCACCTTCCTTGTAGAAAGGGAAGGGGTGGACATTGTCGGCGTTCTTGTTCCCGACTGAGCGAAGACGAAGATGAACGAACAGTTCGTTGTCCTTGGCTTCTTCCAGGATCTTGGCAAGAGCAGCGGGATCATTGCCCTTGGGATTCCAGACACGAAGAATGTCCAGCTTGCCACGGTCGAAGACAGCCACCCCGAACCCATCATTGTTCTTCTGGCAAGCAATCTTGAGCTTGTCGAAGGGAATTTCAATACCGGCGGGACGATGAATGATGACACACATGTTATTGACCTTTACGATAGGTTATCAGGCGGCGTTGAGCGAGAGCGTGCCGTTGGTGGCGTGGGAGAGATGCAGGACACCACCGGACCAGGAGAAACGAGAAGTGTTGAAGATAGAGTTCAGGACTCCTGCAACACTTGCATGTGAGAGTTTCAGGTTTTTCTTCACCATCCTTTCGAAGGCGAGATCGGGATAGCCCGCACCGTGAGCGATGTGAGTGACCCGGGAGATATCGAGATGTTCTTCGATCTTCATGACACTGGAGATGTATCTCTTGAGGGTGGTGTACTGATTCTTCGGAGTCTTGTCCAGCCACGCCATGAACCCTTCCAAGGGATTGCTCTGGTAGGAGATGACATCCTGCGTGAAGTGGAACACTGCGTCAACAAGTTCCAGGTTCTTGATGACCGAAGTGAGATTCACGATACCCTTGAAGAGGCGAACCTCAATGGTAGCGCGCTTGCTGGTGTTGACCACACCACGAATACCCGCCACGAAGGACAGCGCATCACGACGAGCGGCAACCTTGTTGGTCAGGGAAGTCTTGATGTTGGGCATCGAGCAGTAGTTGTTGAGCGTACCACGCTCCGAGATGTCGATCATGAAGCGCTGCATAGCCGGCGTAGTGAAGACCCACGCAAAGTCACGCTTGTGGCGATCGTTGTCGAACGATTCACGGGAGATGTGGACATGCATCCCGTTGTTGGTGTCCCTGGTAGTGTCGAACTTCTTCATGTTGAGCTTCTCGAACCACCGGGTCCACAGCATCTTGTGAGCCTTGAACGACATCGGAAGAGTAACCATCTCATACCGGTAGTTCTTGCTTCCAGTGATGCTGGAGTCAGACTTAGCGCACAACCACACGCTGGGAACAGCGTCGATCAGTTCCCGGACACTGTAGTCGGTGGACAGTTCGAGTTCGACACCGTAGACCGGCATGTCAGCTTCCTTGGGAGAAGTAATGACACGCTGTCCGCCAGACGCGGCGAAGAAGTCGTAGCTGTATCCATGCAGCGAATAGAGACGTGCCCGAGAAAACCCAGTGTACTGGATCCGAATCGGGCTCCCCGAGAACGAACAGGTCACTTGGACGTTGTTGTCTCCGTTCTCCTGGAGGGTATCAAAAAGATTCTCCAGAGAAACACTAGAAACAGGAGAGCCGTCCGCAATCTCCTGGATAGTGAACACATTGTTCCGTCCGACAGCGACACCATACTTAAGAGCCATGTAGAAAACACACCACTTGGTGATGGCGCTGTTGGAAGACGATCTCAGATCAGAGAGAGAGATGCTGGAGATCGGCTTGGCATCAGACTGCTTGTGGAAGAAAGCCAACCGGCTCTTGAGGCTGGCCAAGGATTCCCGATCACGAGGGTCCAGGCTCCAGGCATCCGAAGTGACAGCCTTCACGAAGTGAAGAAAAACTCCCTCAATCCGCCACGTATTGGGAGCGATATGGCGAGGCATGTTCAGACGAAGAATGATGGAAGTCGGAGAGTGGGAGCTGTCGGCCTCGAACGTCGACAGGTGATCGAAAAGGAACGGAACATGGTTCTTTTTGATCTCCCGAAGGATACCCGCCATGAGGAGGGCGGTCGAAGAGTAACCGGAGAACTGCATATAGCTTTCGAGATTCTTCTCCCAGACGACCCCTGAGACACTGTACCACTCCCGAGCATTCGGGACCATGAAGTCGTTGAACGGAGTGGAGAACGAAAGATTCATACGTGTCCCAGCCCGGAGGAGGTCCAGAAGATCGATGTTACCCGTACCGAGCGGATTGGGAAGCACGATCGGCTGCGAATCAGGATAGTACTTGAATTCAACCGGCATTTTCGATTACCTTCTCCAAGTTGCCCTCAATCGACAGAGAGGGACAGAAGTTGTATTCACACACAGCGTAATTCCAAGACCCACCAGGAGTCTTATTGAGCATCACGTCCACAGCCACCAGATGGGCAGCCTGGATGATAGGACACGCCAGGAGATGTGTCAGAACCTCAGTGTGCCTGAGACGACAGTTCTCCCAATTGTCGGTAGTGATGAACACTGACCCGCAAGAATGGTTCCAAGGGACATCAGACGGAGTCCCTGGATCAACACGCTTGAAGAGCGTTAGCGTGTGCCGACCCTTCACGAAGATCAGTCGGTATTCCCATTTCTTGGGGAAGAAAGGGGAAGCGTAGTGAGTTGCTGGATTGAATTGCAACTCTGTACGTGGTACGATCTGAAATCCTGTTCCAGCCATATGACGCAGAGGCCGGACAACACAACGATCAGACTCATAGCGCTCAGGAACATGAACACCTGCTTGGTGAATTGCATCACGTTGTCCTTTCTTAGTCTTTGAAGCGAACCTACGCAAGAGACGGTATGTCTCATCGGCGTTAGCCACGTTCTCAGGATAGCTCAGAAAGAAATCCCGAGACCAGTCTGCCCGATCTGTACGAGTCCCACGCGCCCCAAGCTTCTCGGCAAGAGCGCGAGGTGTGGTAAGGATACTCTTAGGACGGATGACGAATCTTGTCACAGGGAATCACCTTTGTGTTTTTGAAAGTTGTATACCTGACTTTCTTTGGTCCGGACATGGACCGATCTAACACAACAGAGAACCTGCGTTTTAAGAACCCACATCGATTGTTGTTGTGCATGATGTAGTAGTAATCGCTGGTCTCTTCGAGCACTTCCAGCTCAGATTCACCGTACTGGGAATAAAGTCTTTCACTCGGCAAGAACTTGACTTTCATTGCATCACCACAACCTTTTTGAATGACAGCCCGTATTTCTTTTTGGAAACGGGAGGCCACACCTTAGCTTCAAGGGAACGTTGAGGAACAGTAGGAACAGGACTCGGGCGGCTGTAAGGACGAGGAGACGCGAAGGCGATACTTCCGTCCAAATAACGGAAGTTACGTGCTAGATACCTGCTGCGAACGTACTGTGGGAAAGAAGTCCGGATAATGGTCTGAACATGAAGGTACTCACCCATAAGGTAACCTTCCACACGGTCACCCACTCTCACCCATGAATTGCTGCTGGGACTTCTTGTGCAAAGAAAATTAGGCATTGACTGTTACCTTCCGCATGCTTTTATAACGGTTCACATTTCCTTCCGGCGGCCATCGTTTGACGAAAGACTTGGTATCAGCTGCAGTGAGCTGCTCTTCCAGAAAGAAGAACGAGGCACTGTGAGGTCGGTCGACAGGAGCACCAGTTTCGTAGTCGAAATCCCAACATCTTACAGGTTCAGGGAGTTCCACGAGGTATTCCACAGGACCGAAGTGAGAACGAAAAACCTCCCGAACAATTCCCGTCATACCCACAGACCCAGATGCGATTTCAACGGACTCATCTTCGTCTTCACCCACCTCCATAGTGGGTTCCTGCGTAATGTTCACCAAAGACCCGATTTCATAAGGCATGTATTTATCACCCTACCAGATATTTTAACCCGAGTTCCGGAACCTGTCAAGAGCCTCCAGATCCTCACGCAGTCGTCTCTGGAGGTACCGAAGCTCCTCCATCGTCATTTCGATCATGACGATATCGTGAGTAACCATGGCTTTCAGAATGGTGTCCCCAGGACTTTCGGATGGCTGTCCATCGGTGGAGAGGCACGATGGATTGTTCTCGGTATCCTGCGTCATAGACTGCCTCCAGGAGGTCAGAGAAGGTGTTGTGAAGAGCACTGTCAACAGGGAGAGTGCTGAGCGTAGACCGCAGCGCGTGGAGAATACTCGGAATATCCCTCTGCTTTATGCGCAGATTCAGGTAATTACGAGGCATCTTCGACACACCTCCAGTGGTCAACTCTTCGGTTGTTGTGGGTCAAGCCCTTGTATTCAGATGCGATGACCATTGGCGCTTGCATCTGACATTGAAGGACAGAAGCCGATTCATACATCGGCATGGTTGTGTACCTGCACTCACCGTTAGGTGAACACAGATAAATCATCAAGAGGATGAGCTTCATCGGAGAATTGCATCCTTGAATTGAAGGCGTCTACGGGATTCCTTGGGAGGCCAAGGAGTCTGTCTTGTTGAGATTCCGACAAGTGCTAACTCATCTTCACTGTAGTAGTAGCCATCGTCATTAGGAGCGTATCCGTCACAATTGTGACCCCTGAAGCCAGGTACAGAAACTCCATAATACATATTAGCAACGTGGTGAACTACCACACCTACTACGTTTCTCTCTCGTACCTTTACTCTTTGGCCAATCTCGAATCTCATTTGACACACTGATCCTTGAAAGTGATTTTCTTCCTCTTCTTCTCAACAGGGGGCCACACAGAGAGTCTTGAAGAAAGAGCATCAAGGTAATCTTCCTTGATGAACCAGCCTCCGCAGTCTGTTGTAAGGTCTCTGATTCTTCCACTGAAGTTGTGACCACCTCTCCAGCCGTCGAAGTAGATACCAACATAGAGATCTTTGCCTCCATACATGTTGGTACGTTCCATAATCTCGACAACTTTTCCGGTCCTGCCCTGCAAAGTGCGACGGTCAGGACAATTGTCCTTGACTCTCACAATGTCTCCAACTTTGAACTTGCTCATTGGAAGTAGAACTCCGCGTAGTACCAGTACAGATCGTGCTCAGTGTGCATGATGATAGGAACCTTTCAGTCTTGGATGCACTGGCCACAGCCACCGTAAGGTAAATGCCTCACAGTGTATCCTGCTTTTTTGAAGTAGCTAACCAAGCAGTCTCGCTCTGCTTCACAGTACACTGTTGCCACCAGAATCCAGTTCTTGTTGTTGGTGTTCAAGATCTCAATTCCGAACATGATGTTGCCTCTCGATAACAACAGTTTTCATACCGCTGTACCTCCTCATCCTGGGAGGTCTCACTCCCTTCTTTATCAGAGTCATTTTTTGTGGGAGAACAAGAAGACCCTTAAAAGAAAGGCTGACACCACAGTCGTGAAGAAACTCCACTTTTGGAGACAAACGAAACTCTACGACATAGTAGAAGTGCCTTCCAACTGTACGTTCTGAATGAACTCGACCAATTGCAGTCTTATTACCTTGGTGTGTCAGAACAACAGACACAATATCTCCAGGATTAAAAACCATTTCAACCTCCTAGCGCGACAACAGTCTTCATGTTGGAGTATCGCTTAGACTTTGGGTTGGGCCAAGTCTTTATTCGTGGAGAGATGCTTTCTATCTGGTCTCCGTAATACCTGCGACCTGTGTCAGCAGGGAGAATGTTACAAGTCCACAAACCATACATGGATGGATTATCACCAAAGTCAATACTATATAGAATATAGTCATTGTTCATATTGGTATTAAAGTTAAATTCGTTTACACCTACAACAACACCTTGGTAACCAATATTCATTTCCAGTTCATCGTCAGCAACGACTGCTACACGGTCACCAATACTAAATCTGTGGCTAGGCATCAACATTCCTTCTGGTAGAGGATGGCCGACAGAATAACCATCGGCCATCCTGAGTTTATCACTTCTTGACGCAGCTGTTGCTAACTCTTCTTAAATCTTGACGAGCAGCTACGATTGCCTTTTTTCTGTTGTCAAAGAAACCTAGCGTTACTTCACGTTTGTTCCGTTCCTTTTTGGTAAGGCGCCACCTGCCGTCTAGTTTGTAGACGCAATAGAACACCTTATCGTCGCGATAGATGGTGGTCATCACCGCTTGGAAGACATGGCCTTGCGGCTGCGACGCATATTCTCTTCCTGCGCCATGCGGCGGGCCCGGGCGATGGCGTCACCGACCGAGATGGTCTTGCGCTTGTAGCGATGCATCATGCGGTGGTGAGCGGCCTTGGTCTGAGCGATGGTCATGTCTCTATCTCCGTTGTCGGGTCACATGTGACACCGTAAGAGCACACTGCTAGAATGTGCTCTGGCTTTGTCACACGTAGTTTGTGTATCTCCTATTCAGAAATTGCGTAAGAAACCGCTGAGAGGTTCAAAGTGCAGGCCGTCCGGACCACACTCACCGAAACCTTCACTTCGATTGTCAAAACAGTCCGACCAGTGAACACCCGTAACAGGGTTGCTCTCGACTAGTTTGTGGTGCGAACACTTGTGGGAGCTGTTGACTTCATGATGGAAACGACACTGAACACAGTATTTCACAGCATCCTCTTATGACAAAGGCCGATGGTCCAAACGGAGGGACTCGAACCCCCAACCAACAGAGTAGAAGTCTGTTGCTCTATCCAGTTGAGCTACGTTTGGATGCGACCGTGCGACCGGCCTTGATGATAGGAAGCAAACCAACGCATACAACCCCAGGCTGTTAACCCAGGGCTGTACACGCTGTCGTATTTCTTTGGATTAGCTACAGGTTTGCTATACCAGTGCTAACCTTGCGGCTGATCTCTGGGATTAAACGAACGGACTACACCCACGGGAACCTCCCAAAAACGTTAGTTGCTGAGAGCGTGAACCTTGATGCGCATGGTCGGATCTTCCGTCATTTCCCAGACGGCACGAATGGCGTCACG